AAAGCCGTAGTCGTGCACAAGGCCGACAATGCCACTGTATTGCACGGAAAAATCACCGGCAAGGAAATGGTCGGAAAGCTCTACACCCTTGATTGTGGGGCTTATGGGAAATTCCTTGTAAGCAAGGAGCAGTATGACAGCGTACAGGTCGGGGATGATATTCCCAGCTATCTGAAAGGACGGGGGCAATGATTCCAAGATACAGAGCATGGGATAAAATTCATAAAACTATGTATGAAGTTGATGATATTATGTCTGTCGATTTTGGAAAAAGCGAAATTTCCGTTAAAACTCTCTTTTTTGAGAGAACGAGTCGCTACGATTTCAATGATATCGTTTTAATGCAATCAACTGGATTTACTGATAAAAATGGCAAAGAAATCTTTGAAGGGGATATTCTGGATTCGGAAGACGGTTTTCTTGCTGGAGTTGTTGAGCTAAGACAAAATTTAGGAATGTTCGTTAGCACATTGATTAAATGCAATAATTTCGAACGTTTGTGCAACGTCTTGGATTCGACACAAATCATCGGGAATGTATGGGAGAATCCGGAGTTATTAGAGGTAGACTCATGACTAGGAAATACCCAAACGCTGGACTGACCGAGGAGCTATATCGACGGCTAGTCAGTGAATACAATGCGCTTAGAGTGAAACACAAGCGAGAGTTTAACGGATGAATCCGAGCTGTTAGAAACTGCGATGTTCGTGAAGCAAGGAAATACTCACAGAAATTCTGCAATGTCATTCACGAGCGCTCTAGGCTATCACCGAACACGCTAGATGACCTAAAAGGTCTTATCTCAGACCAACTATTTAACGACCTACACGCATATCTAGCTGAGAATTATCGAGGGAAGAAGTGCTATCACAAGCATGTATCATTTGATAATGCTGGACTACCAGACGACTTATTCAAGCGTTTGTGCGAGGAAATCGAAGCCATGCGAGAAGTTTACGGCAAGAGAGTTACAACCCATATCATGGAGCTAACAGGTTGCTCAAGAGAAGAAGCGAGAAAACATGCTGACAATCTAAGCAAGCTATATCGTGAGATTAACAGGTTGACACCTCGCAAGCTAATTCAAATAGAAGGTTTAATCTCTGATGAACTGTTTGGCGACATTGCTAAATACGTATTTAATAATTACGATTGGGCAGCTGAGTTAGACGAGGATATCGACAGAATTGCAAGAAGATACCGTAGCAAGGAAGGCCTTGGACGCAACAAGCCAACTGTTAAACATTATTTATATCGAGCTTACATGCTCAGTGTGTAGCCAGTATGGTTTCAGACGGTTCGAATCCGTCACTGGCTATTGTCTATCAAAATATCTAAGTGATTACGCTTTTGGACACTCGCATAGCTGATAGACCTATGCACTAAACCCAGCTATTTTTGAGATTGGAGGTGTGTCCTCTATCTCATAATTGCATTACTCAGTGAACGCCCTGGCTGGTGGTCGAAGCTGAAAAAATCCAGTTAATCAAAATTAGAAAAGAGGAGCCTTTATTCATTCATTCAAATCACTGCAGCGCTTAACTGGTGGTGTTGCAAATCTAACGCACGGGAGGCGATAAAGGAAACGTAAACTGTGGTCTAGGTATATCTCCATTAATTCAACTTTTATATTCTTAAAAAAGGAGAGAAAACTCCAATAATGTATATCTATCCACTCATTAAAGAAGTCTGAGAAACGAAACTAGTATTTCATATAAAACCTCTTAACGTTTCTTGGACTAAAAAAAGACCGACACAATGGCCGGCACTCTTTGAAACACGATATAACTATTATATCATACAAGAGGGGTGCCATGACAAGTATTGATCTATTTGCGGAATTAGATAAAAACGCAACAAAACACAAAGCTATAAAGATACTAAGAAGGTATCGTATGCTAACACGGATAGCGGGCTTGGAATACGCCCCTAAAGTGACGGCTTCATTCTCGTTAGAACCCAAATCATTCGACGGCATGGTCCATAGTCAGACCGAAAGTATGGTAACACGCAAGGTTGCCGCTGAGCAAGACTTGCAAGCTATCGTCAGAGCTATCAACGCATTATCAGATAGACATTACAGTCAGATATTGATAGAGTGTTATTGCAGAAATCACAAGCAGTACAACATTGAAGTCTATATGGACCTTGGATATTCTGAAAGTGAATATTATCGAATGAGAGAACAAGCAATTTTGGAGTTTGCGGAAAATTACCGCAACGGTGAATGTCTGGTATTTCTGGGAGATTAAGACAATAAAAATACTTGATAAATGTTAGGATTTGAACGTTTATTAGCGATATAATATTAGTATTGATAATTATAGCTAGACAACTCATTTTGTGGGTTGTCTTTTTTATGCACAAAAATCTAGCAATGAAGGAGGTGGACGTATTGGGCTAAATCAACGACAAAAACTATTTGCGGATGAATATTTGATATCTGGCGTGGCTTATAATGCAGCATTGAAGGCTGGATATACTGAAAACTACGCAAGAACTAGGTCTCACAAGTTGTTAGAAAATGACAGAATCAAGAGTTATATTGAAGAACGACTGAAAGAGCTTGAAAAAGAGAAGATAGCAAAGCAAGACGAAGTTATGCAAGTTTTCACCTCAATTTTGCGGCAAGAGCTGACAGAAGAAGTTATTGAACTTAACACTATGACAGGTCAATTCGCCAAGACAAAGAAATCTCCGTCCATTGCTGAAGTCATCAAAGCTGGCAGTGAGCTCATGAGACGCTACCCAACGGCTAAACAATCCGAAAAATTGGAGCTTGAAATCAGAAAGCTAAGAGAGCAGCTTGATAGTGGTGTCGAAGGGACTATGAACGTCAACATCATCAATGCATGGGAGGATATCCCAGATGGTGACGATTGATATCCAGAAAAACGTCAACCCTAATTTCAAGGTTGTTTGGCAGTCTCAAAAGCCTTACAACGTGCTAAAGGGTGGGCGTAACTCTTTCAAGTCGTCGGTTATTGTGCTAAAGCTTGTCTATATGATGATTAAGTACATCATGGCCGGTGAAAAAGCAAACGTGGTAGTTATCCGCAAGGTAGCTAATACAATTCGGGATAGCGTGTTTAATAAGGTTCAATGGGCCATTAGTCTATTTGGTCTGGATAGCCAGTTTAGGGCTACTGTGAGCCCGTTTAAGATAGTTCACAAGCGTACTGGTTCTACCTTCTACTTCTACGGGCAAGACGATTTCCAAAAGCTGAAATCAAATGACATTGGGAATATCATTGCTGTCTGGTACGAGGAAGCAGCTGAGTTTAACAACGCTGAGGACTTCGACCAATCTAACGTCACTTTCATGCGTCAGAAACACGAGAAGGCTCCCTTCGTGCAGTTTTTTTGGTCGTACAACCCGCCCAGGAACCCATATAGTTGGATAAACGAGTGGTTTGAGGAAATCAAGACTAATGATAACTATCTAGCACATTCAAGCACGTATCTGGACGATAAGCTTGGTTTCGTGACTGAGCAAATGCTTGAGGATATCGAACGCATCAAGCAGAATGATTACGACTACTATCGCTATCTATACCTTGGTGAAGCGGTTGGACTTGGTAATCAAGTGTATAACATGAGTACATTCCACGCTATCGATAGCTTACCAACAGACGACAGGCTTATCGGAATATCATTCGCAATGGATACCGGACACCAACAATCAGCTACGGCTTGCGGTGCTTATGGATTGACCGCAAAAGGTAATGTGATTCTGTTAGATACATTCTATTACAGCCCTGCTGGTCAAGTGATTAAGAAGGCACCTAGTGAGCTGACTGTCATGGTTAGTAACTTCATTGACAAGGTACTTAAACACTATCGAGTGCCTAAACTTAAAATGACAATCGATAGTGCTGAAGGTGCTTTGAGAAACCAATATTTCAAAGACTTTGGCGAGCGCTGGCACCCAGTGGCTAAGAAGAAGAACCAGACCATGATTGACATGGTTATCAGTCTGTTAGCAGAGGGGCGTTTCTATTATCTGGACATACCAGCTAACAAGATATTCTACGAGGAACATAAGATGTACCGATACGATGAAAAGACGATACATTCTGATGATCCGAAAGTAATCAAAGAGGATGACCACTTCTGCGACTCTATGAAATACTTTGTTTTAGATAACGCTAGGGCGTTAGATTTGAAAGCTTAAAAGGAGCTACTAATGGGAATCATACAGACCATTAAGGACTTTTTCAAAAGGAGTAATTATGTGATGACTAATCAAAGTCTAAACAGTATCACAGACCACCCAAAAATTGCTATATCACCCGAAGAATACAACCGTATCATGGATAACTTGCGCTATTTTTCAGGAGCGTTTGACCGTGTCAGCTACAATGATAGCAATGGGAAACAACTGAAGCGTGACTTCAACCACTTGCCTATCGGACGAACGGCATCAAAGAAGGTTGCCAGTCTCGTATTCAATGAGCAAGCGACTATCCAAGTTGATAATGAAGTGGCTGATGCATTCGTCAACGAGACGCTTAAAAACGACAGATTCAGCAAGAACTTTGAACGCTACTTGGAGTCATGTCTTGCTCTTGGTGGTCTTGCTATGCGTCCATACGTTGATGATGACCTTATCAGAGTTTCATTCGTGCAAGCACCAGTATTCTTGCCATTGCAATCAAACACGCAAGATGTATCGAGTGCTGCTATTGTTACTAAAACACTTAAAACGCAAGGTCAGAAAGTCCTGTATTATAGCTTGATTGAGTTCCATGAGTGGGATAAGGATAGCTATACAATTTCAAACGAACTATACGAATCTGATTCTAAGACTCGTATCGGACAACGTGTACCTCTATCGACGCTCTATGAGGACCTAGAGGAAACTGTAACGCTAAATGGTCTTACAAGGCCGTTGTTTACGTACTTAAAGCCACCGGGTATGAACAACAAGGACATTAACAGTCCTTTGGGTTTGTCTATCTTTGACAATGCCAAAACTACGATGGATTTCATCAACACCACATACGACGAGTTTATGTGGGAGGTCAAGATGGGTCAGCGTCGAGTGGCAGTTCCTACTCAAATGATTAATACACAATTCGACGCAAGCGGTGAAAAGGTTGCCGTTAAACGTGAATTTGAGACCGGACGCAATGTCTACGAGCAATTTGATAGTGGAGACATGGACAAGGGCATTGGCATTACTGACCTTACTACTAACATACGCTCGGACGACTATATCAAGGCTATTAACAAAGGTCTAAGTATCTTTGAAATGCAGTTGGGCGTGTCTGCTGGTATGTTTAGCTTCGATGGCAAAAGCATGAAGACCGCTACAGAGGTAGTGTCAGAGCAATCAGACACGTATCAAATGCGGAACTCTATCGCTACTCTAGTAGAGCAGTCACTAAAAGAGCTTGTCATTTCAATCCTAGAGCTTGCCAAGGTCTACAATCTCTACACTGGTGAGATTCCTACAATGGATGAAATCAGCGTGGATTTGGATGATGGTGTATTCAATGACCGTAACGCTGAGTTTGATTACTGGTCTAAGATGGTAGCTGCTGGATTCGCACCGAAAACGATGGCTATCGAGAAGACACTTAATGTCACCGAGGAACAAGCTCAAGAGATTTACCAAGCTATCAATGACGAAACTGTGGTAAGTGCTGATAGTTTTAGAACTGACGATGAAAGGGAAATCTATGGGGAGTGAGAGCTTTAAAGAAATTCTTGGAATGGATCAGAATCGCAAAGAACCCAGCTAAAGTGTTTGCTGAAGAGCCGAGGGGATTGATATGCCAAGAAAAAAGAAAATCAAACTAAATGACCAGCAATTAACGCTTGACGCTAGTAGAGTAGCGGACATCTACCATCAATTAACAGTGGACTTATTCGACCAAGTAATTGACCGAGTGAGAGAGCGTGGGACTGCGAGCCTTGAAGACAATCCATATCTATGGCAACTCGAAAAAATGAGTGAAATGGGATTGCTCAACAATGCTAATATCAAGCTTATTGCTGAATATTCTGGTGTTGCTGAAGAACAATTGAGATACGTCATCGAGAATGAGGGCTATAAGGTGTATAAGGATACCAAGAGCCAGTTATTAGAAGCATTGGGCAGTAATGGTAACTTCATCACGAACAATCTTATTCAGACTAATCTAGCAAACTACGCTAATCAGACGATGGGAGACCTTGACAATCTGATTAATACGACGCTACCTAAGAGCGTTAGAAAGGTCTATCAAGGAATTATTGAGGAGACTGTCGCAAAAGTTGTTACTGGTTTAGAGACTCCTCAGAAAGCTATATCAACCACTGTTATCAAATGGGCTGATAAAGGTTTCTATGGTTTTACAGATAAGCAAGGTAAGCAGTGGAGAGCTGATACTTACGCAAGAACAGTTATTAACTCGACCTCTTGGCGTGTCTATCGTGAAGCTAGAATGGCACCAGCTAAAGAATTGGGCATCGATACATTCTATTATTCGATGAAGCCTGCAGCTCGTGAGATGTGTGCACCAATTCAACATCAAATTGTAACCTTTGGACAGACTAGAGTAGAGGAAGGTGAGCGTATCTATTCGCTATTAGATTACGGCTACGGGAGCGCTGGTGGTTGCCTTGGAATTAACTGCCATCACACGCTAACGCCTTATGTGGTAGGTGTTAACTACAAACCAGACTTACCAGAACACCTCGCCAACTTAACACCAGAGGAAGCAATCAAGAACGCTAATAGCCAATCTAAGCAGAGAGCTATAGAGCGCTCTATTAGACAATCTAAGGAGCTTCTACACGTTGCTAACAAGCTAGAAGATGAAGACTTGATAAATAAATACAAGGGACAAGTCAAGGCTAGACAGGCTGCAATGAGGTCTTATTTAGCACAACATCCATTCTTGCATCGTGATTACTCAAGAGAGCGATATTACAGTGACCCTCTGAGAGAAGCTGAAACAGAAATAAAGCTGCGTAAACGCCAATTTTGAAAGCTACGGAATAATCGGATTTGAAATCCGTAAATTAGATGGGCGAGGGCGACCAAAATAAAAAACAAACCGTATCGAATTGATGCGGTTTTTGTTTTGACCTGTCGAATGTCGTAAAACTAGGCAAATTCAGTCCCTTGGACGTAAAACAAAGGAGTTTTAAGCATGAGTTTAAAACGTGACATGTTAGTTGAAGCTGGTATCGAAGACAAAGCAGTGATTGATTCCTTAATGAATGCGTACGGTTCAGGGATTGAGAACGCTAAAGCGCAAGCTAAATCTGAGCTACAAGCTGAAAACGACAGTCTTAAACAACAGCTTGAGCAACAAAGCCAAGCACTCGAAGACTTGAAAGCTAAAGAGGGAGCAAGTGAGGAACTCAAACAACAATTGACAGACTTACAAGCTCAATTCGACACTTACAAGACTGACAGTGAAGCTAACCTTGCGAAAGTTACTAAATCAAATGCTATTCGTTTAGCGCTTAAAGATGTGGACGCTCACAATTCAGATGACCTTGCTAGATTCATCAATTTTGATGAAGTCGAGCTTGACGAATCTGGAAAACCTAAACTTGATAAGGTCATTGAAAACCTTAGAGAGTCTAGTCCATATCTCTTTAAGCAAGCTGAACAAGTAGCACAACCTAAAATCTCTGTTGGTGGTAACCCGTCAGCTAACGCTAACGGAATCACTAAGGATGATTTCAAACGCATGGGGATCAATGAGCGTCAAGAACTTTTTGATAAAGACCCAGAGCTATACCAACAATTGAAAGGATGATTTAATCAATGACCACAGGTATTACTACGACTGCACAAGTCATCAATCCACAGGTTATGGCTGACATGGTTTCAGCTAAATTGCCTAAGTTAATCAAATTCACACCTCTTGCAGTAATCGACACTACTCTTGTAGGTCGTCCAGGGGATGAATTGACTGTCCCTCAATGGACGTACTCGGGGGATGCGACCGATATCACTGAAGGCACTGCGATTCCTATCGACCAGCTTGGCACTAAAGAAACCAAGATGAAAATTAAGCAAGCAGGTAAAGCTATTGAAATTACTGATAAAGCTGCCCTTGTCGGACACGGAAACGTCTACGGTGAAGCAACTAACCAAATTGCATTGGCAATCGCTAACAAAGTTGATAACGACCTTGTCGACATTGCCAAAACTGCGACACAAAATATCACTGAATCCCCTGTTTCAGTGGCAAACATTGACAAAGCCTTGGAAATCTTCGCTGATGAAGAAGACGCTCGCTATGTAGCTCTTATCAATCCAAAAGATGCCATTAAATTGCGTGCAGACGCTGGACAAAACTGGCTTAAAGGCTCAGAAATTGGCGCAAACATTGTCGTATCTGGAACTTTCGGCGAAGTTTCTGGTGTGCAAGTCGTCCGTACTAAAAAGGTTGATGAAGGTAAAGGTTTCCTCGTTAAAGTTTCAGATCTTGAAACTGACCCAGACGATTCAGCTAAGTATGGCGCATTTGTTATCGCTCTCAAACGTGACGTTATGATTGAAAACGACCGTGACATCTTGAAGAAGACTACAGTCTACTCTGGTGATGAATATTACGGTGTCTATCTTTACGATGACTCTAAGGTGGTCAAATTCGGAGGTGTCTGATGGGTATGTTAATGCGTCGTCATTTGAACGACACTGAACCGACTCCTGCTGCTGAAACTGTTGAGGAAGTAGCGAACACGCTCGAAGATATGACCGTCGCTGACTTGCGTATTCTTGCGCAGCAACGTGGTCTGACTGGCTACACAACATTAACTAAAGCGGAGCTTTTAGACCTCCTAAAATAACGAAAGGAGGCGGTTAAATGACATATTTAACCAAAGAAGAATTTTTGAAACTTGGTTTTGATGATGTAGAGAACTTTGACAAGCTAGAAGCTCGTGCAGCAATGGCTGTTGACTTGTATATCAAAAACTTCTACGACTTCACTGATTTTGCAACCGATTTTGAACCACGCAAGCAAGCGGTCAAGAAAGCAGTCGCTTACCAAATCGCTTATTTAGAATCTAGCGGCATTATGACCGCTGAGGATAAGACGTCACTAGCAAGCATGACCGTTGGACGTACTCATGTAAGCTATCAGAATGGCTCTAAATCATCTCATGATGGCAAGCGGTTCAATCTATCTCTTGACGCTCTGAACTGGCTTATGCTGGCTGGTTTTGGGTTTAAGGCGGTGGGCTATGATAGATAAGCGTATGTTAGTTGATACTGTCACTATTCAAAAACCAACGGGTGAAACGGATGTTTGGGGAAAAGTAGTATATGACGAGCCCACAACCCTTAAACCTGTTAGATTTGATAGGTCAGTATCTCACACTGGCAGCGGTCAAAATCGAAGCGAGAATAATTTTTCAGTCCTCATGGTCTATCCGAAATACACACCCATTGAATTGGATGATAGCTGGTTGAATGGTCGAGTTAATGACACCCACCGAGACTATATTATCCGTAAAATTATCCCTCAATATCATCCATTTAAGCATACAATCCTATGCTACGAAATCGAGGTGATTTGATGGGTGGCACAGTGTACGTCAAGATTGACTTAAAAGGTCTGGAAAAGAAATGCAGTCCCGAAGCCGTGAAGCGTGGAAAGACTGAAATGATTAGCCAAATGATTGAGGACATGGAACAGTTCATACCTCGAAAAGATGGAACTTTGAGCACTAGTGGTACCCCGATAGCTGACGGTATCAGATACCCGGGCCCTTACGCCAGAGCGCAGTTTTATGGCTCTAGTTACAACAAGACTAAGAGATGGACTTTCAGCAAGTACACCACGCCCGGAACTGGTAAACGGTGGGATAGAAAGGCTACTCCGAAATACGCTAAACAGTGGGGCGATACCGCTTTGAAAGGGATGGGTATTAAATAAGTGAACAACAATGATTTTTCAGAAGTTCTCGCAAACTTCATCAATACGCTTGGACTACCATTAAAACGCAAACTTGATTATCTTTCAGAAGATGAGAGCCTTTCAGTCTATCCCTTGCCGGGTGGCAAAGTGGAAGACGAAGACATGGCTGGTACCCAGATTCTATCGCTACCTTACGAGATAGCTATTAAATCAAAAGACCAGCAGAAGCTAAACGATATTCTCTGGAAGATAAACACTGAGCTTTCAAAAATTGGATTCGAGTTACCAAGTTCAAATAATTCATACACTTTTTTAGCTTTGACCGTCGAGACACCGAGCTTAAACGATGCCGACGATCAAGGCTTTTACATTTACTTGCTAGATTTGCAAGCAAGATTAGAAGTAGAAAGGAGCCTTAATTAATGGCTAAATTTAAAAATGCGATTCGTAAGCACTATATTGCAGCTTACGACCCAGAAAATCCAGATACAGTCCCAACAGAGGATAAATATATGTGGATTGCCAAAGGTATCAAAGAATCAGCGCCAGAAAATGACGCTGAGGATGACGATATTGCGTACTTCGACGGTGACGGTACCAAAGAGAAGATTATCTCTTCAATCTCTCGTGGTCGCTCTTTTGAAGGACATCGTGATTATAGCGACAAAGCTCAAAACTTTGTAGCTGATAAAGAAGACGCAGTGGCAGACGACCTGGTCGTTTGGTACAAGGAAGTAGTACCAACAGGCAAATACTACAAGGAAGGTCTTGCACGTTTGTCTGAAATTGAAATCGGGGACGGTGAAGCTTCTGAACTTGAATCAATCAAATTCCAAGTTAACTGGTCACGCACACCAGAGAAACACGACATCACTTCAGCACCAGCTGGACGTGCAACTGAAGCTTCAGGAGCTACAGGGACACCAGCGGCAGCTGGCCCTAGCTCAGCAGTAACTTCACCAACAGTTGGTGGATAATCGGAAATTTTAGATCATAAATAGCAGATAAGACAACTAGAGGGGGTGGGGTTTAGCCCTTCCCCCTCTTTTTTAGTGTAAGGAGAATAAAACCATGGTAGTAATCAAAAAACGTAGCAATGTCATTCCTGTCGATTTCGGTGAGTTCAAGCTTGAATTCCCTGTATCTGATAGCAATATCCAGCGCATGAAAGCAGTCGGTGAAGACTTGGAAGCCAAAGCACAACAATTCAAAGATTCCGACGATGACAAAGCGCTTGAAACGCTTAAAGGCCTTGTTAAAGACGGTTTTAATAAGACTTTCAACGATAAAGAAGCATTTGATAAGGTATATCAATTTGCTGGCGAATCTACTATTAATGCCATGGTCTATCTTATCGAAGCTATCAAGGGCATTACTGAAGAATTTGAAAATCAAAGCTCTAAAGAAGCCCTTGAAAAATATCTAGCTGAGTAGCAACTATGCTAGATATATCACGAAAACTGGACGATAAGTTAGTTATCGATGATAAAGAGTATCTTCTAAATCTATCTTTTGATAATGTCCTCAAGATGTTCGAAATGCTGAGAGACGAAGACATACCTGAGTACGTCAAACCTCATTTCGCCATTCGGATGCTAATCAGCCAGAGTCTCGAAGGTGAGACCAGAGAGGAAAAAGCTAAGTCATTCAACGAAGCGTTTGAAGACTTCTCTATTGAGGAAATGTCTAAGGTATTTAAATCGGTATTTGAGGAGCACATAAGCTTGTCAGACGTCGAGGATAACCATGTCGAGTATGACCTTGCTGGTAACCCCATGAAGACCACCGCAAGCGATGATACGAAACAGAGAGCACCTTACGACATCCGACATGACGGTGACTATATCTATTCGTCATTCGTACAGGCATACAGCATGGACTTGTTTGACATGCAAGGAAAATTGCACTGGCGCAAGTTTAACGCTCTACTGTCTGGACTGCCAGAAGGTACCAAGCTGATGGAAGTTATCAAAATCCGGAAATGGAAGCCGCAAAAGGGCGACTCTACAGAGTATAAGGAAGAGATGCGCAAGCTCCAAAAGGACTATGCGCTCCCTTACGAGGAGATAGAGGAGGAAGAATACGAAGAAGAATTTTAGAAAGGAGGGATAATCTATGGCAGATGGTACAGTCACCATCAAGGCGCTATTCGATGGGAAGGACGCTGAGAGTGGGGCTAAACGTATCAAGGGAGCCTTGGAAGGCTTGAAAGGGTCAGCCGGCAAGGTTGGGTCGGTCTTTAAATCTGTTTTAGGTGCCAATCTAATCGGTGGTGCCATCATGGGCGGTATTAGTGCTCTTGGTAATGGCATGAAATCCATGGTAGGTGAGCTTAACAGTTCTACTAAAGCATGGAAGACTTTTGAAGGGAACATGCAACAGATCAACATGCCTACTGACCAAATCAAGCAAGTCAAAGGCGAGTTGCAGGACTTTGCGACCAAGACCATCTATTCAGCGTCCGATATGGCTTCTACCTACTCACAGTTAGCGGCCGTTGGGACAAAGAATACGACGGAACTCGTTAAGGGGTTCGGTGGTCTTGCAGCAGCGGCAGAAAATCCACAACAAGCCATGAAGACCTTGAGCCAACAAGCAACCCAAATGGCTGCTAAGCCTAAGGTTCAATGGCAAGACTTCAAACTCATGCTAGAACAAACGCCTGCAGGGATTGCGGCGATTGCGAAAGAAATGGGCATGAGTACCGCTGAAATGGTTCAAGCCGTACAAGACGGCAAGATTAAGACTGAGGACTTCTTTGACGCCATCGCTAAAGTCGGGAACAACGACACATTCAGCAAGATGGCGACAGAGTTCAAGACTGTTGACCAAGCTATCGACGGTATGAAAGAGTCCCTAGCTAACAAGCTAATGCCACAGTTTGAAAAACTCAATCAGATTGGTATCAAGGCAGTTGTTGGGCTTACCGATGCATTAGAAAGAGTTGATATCAATGGCATTGCTGACAAGATTGGCAGTGGATTGCAATCGCTTTGGAAAGGCTTCTCAAATACAGGAGCTTTGAAGAATCTTGGTGCAACATTCACTTATATTTCAAGCTCAATCAAGCAACTATTCAGCAAGATTGATGGTAGCAAGCTTATGCAGGGCATTGGGTCAGTGTTTGGTGATATCGCTAACGGTATCTCGCAAGCTCTAAACATTGCTACGACCTCGGTTAGAAGTTTCATCACTTCGTTTGCTGACACAGGGGCTTTTCAATCGTTCAAAGCAGCAGTGCAAGATACTTGGAACGCCCTGAAAACTATCGGTTCGTCGTTTGGTGAGGTACTGGGTAGCTCAGAAATGCAGTCAATCATTTCAGGTATTGGCTCAGCTCTTGGAACGCTAGTTAGCTGGATTTCTCAAGTTGTTTCAGCAATATCTAGGTTTATCAGTGCAATTCCGCCGGGAATCTTAAACGGCATTACTAGCGGTATTCTGGCAATGGTAGCAGCTTTCATGACTGCTAAGGCTGGTATTTCAGCGGTAGGCATTGCAATGAAAGGGTTGGACTTCCTTAAAAGTCTCAATCCGTTCAAGAAGTTTGGAACGGATGCAGCAGAAGGCATGGCAGAAGCTGCTACTAGTGCAAGCAGTGGCAAGAGCAAGATTGCCCAAGTGTTCGAGAGCATCGGCGGCATGATTAAAAACGCTGGTTCAGCAATATCACAATCCGCCAAAGGTATCGGAACGGGTATCTCTACAGCATTTAAGGGAATTGGTACAGCTATCAATATTGCCTTGCAAGGTTTGAGAGGGTTAAACCCAGCCACCTTGCTATCATTCGGTGCATCCGTGGCCATTGCCGCAGTCGGTATCGGTGCTGGTATCGGTATTATTGTGGCATCATTCACCCTTTTGGCTACACAATCCCAAGGCGTTTCACAAATCATTGGCTCTATCGGGTCAGCGTTCGGGACTGTTGTTGAATCCATTGGTAAAGCGGCAGGGTCTATCGTTGAAGCGTTCGGAACTGCCTTTGCCACTGTCATTACGGCAGTCGGTGAAGCTGCGCCAGGGCTAGCCAAACTTTCACCATTGGTTGAAGCTATCGGCACTGCTCTAGGCAATGCAGCTCCAGCCATTGCGGCGTTTGGTAATGCTTGGACATCCATTCTAGGAACGTTGCCAGCTATCATTGACGCATTCAGTGGTTTGGCTACTGCTCTAGGTTCAGCAATCAGTCAAATAACCACCGCAATCACTCCGATTGTCCAAATTATCAGTAACACAATTACGGCAGTAGCTCAAATCATCGCTAACGCTATTGTAGCAATCGCACCAGTTATCGCTAATTGCATTGTCCAAGTTGCTCAAGTAATTGGCCAATTCGGGCCACAGATTGCAATGGTTTTACAAGTAGTCGTACAAGCTATTCAAGCGACAGCACCAGTCATCATGGCCTTGATTCAAGGAATTGTGACAGTCATTCAGACAATGGCACCAGTCATCAGTCAAGTGATTTCTGCCATCGTTACAGTCATCCAAACTCTTGCACCTATCATTACCCAAATCATTTCAGCGATTGTTACAGCTATCACTCAAATCGTGCCTATTATCACAGCTATCGGTAGCGTGATTTCTGCTACATTGCAAGGCATTGCTACCGTGGTTCAGTCCGCTGGTATGGCAATCGCTACGGCTGCAATGGGTATCGGTCAAGGTATTGCTACGGCATTGGGTGGCGTTGCTAACGTTATCAGCTCAATCGGTACCGCGATCGGCACAGCATTGCAAGGCATTGCCGATGTCGTGCAGTCGGTTGGTACATCAATCAGCACAGCTGCACAAGGTATCGGAGACGGTATCAAGTCAGCGTTTGAAGGTGTTTCAAAAGTCATTGAATCAATGGGTGGTGCTATTAGGTCGGTCCTTGATGGATTGTCTGATGTGTTCAACTCAATCGGTACCGCAGCTCAAAAAGCAGGTTCTGGTTTCAACCAGTTGGCTGACGGTGTTGTTAAAATTACCAACACCAATCTTGGAGATATGGCTGCATCTCTTGCGGCAGTTGCGAAAGGTGTCGGTTCTATCGGCGACAACTCAGAAGGACTTGCTACGGCTGGTACTGGCATGGCTAACCTCGGTAATGGTATGAGCAAGGTTTCTAGCTCTGCTAATGGTGCGGTAGCTGGCTTGAGCAAGTTCGCAAGCACTGTCTCAAGTATTCAATCAGCGTTTTCTAACTTGCAAACACTGTTAAGCACGGCTGGAAACTCTTTTAGCACATTCTCAAGCCAAGCTATGCAATCAGTAAGTGGTTTGACTGCGATTGTAGGGCCTATGACGATGTTTCAAAGTCAAATCATGATGATTGTGCCTTCATTAATGCAAGCTGGTACTGGATTGACTATGTTCAGCACAGTAGCGATGGGCTTGACTACTAGCTTGACCTCAATCGGTACGGCCATGACAGCGTTAACGACTAGTCTGACTACGTTAGCTACTCAGCTAACAATGGTAACGACTAGCTTCACGATGATGGCTACTAGCTCAACCATGCTAGGAACTAGCTTGGCTATGATGGGTACTCAATTCACGATGATTGGTACTTCACTAACCATGCTAAACACTCAATTTATTACATTTGCCACGGGAATCATGCAAATGACAAGCCAGCTTATGATGGCTGGGTCAGCAGTAACCATGTTTGGTGCTCAACTCATGACTGCACAAGTCGGATTCTCAACTATGGGAATGATGACTACTATGTTAGCTACACAGTTAACGATGGTTACAGTAGCAACTCAAGCGGCTGGTGCTGGTCTCGCAGTAGTTAGCGG